GCCATTCTCAGCCGGCGCCGGGTGCGGGCTTCAAACCCGTTGTACGGTACTTGTGCCGTAGGTGGGTTCGACTCCCACTGGCTTCCGCCAGCTATATTATAGATTCTAAATTAGTTGCTGATGAAGATCCGATCATGTACAAAGCGGCGTACAGAATAGACGTTTGCCACGGTACAATCGGGCGATGGTGTCACCATACCGTCGCCACCTCGAAGACTGCCCGCACAAGAAGAAAGGGCAGGTTTTTACACTTTGCGAGTGTCCGATCTGGTGCTACGGCCGACTGGCCAACGGCGAGCCAGTACGCCGTTCGCTGCAGACGACGGACTGGCAGCGCGCTACGCACCGGATCGAAATAATCGAGCGGGGCGAGGAAGCCCTGTTCACCCAGGATCAGGCGGGTAAGGTCCGCGATGCAGCCGATCAGTTTCTCGCCTCATGCAGACGTAGGAGTTTGCAGGAGTCAACGATCAGCAGTTACGAGCGCACTCTTGAGCACCTGAAGGACAAACTTGGCTCCTGCCGCATCGCATCGATTGACGTGCCGACGCTCGATACCTTCGCCAGCAGCCGCAAAGTGAAGGCTCGGACTTGGCGAAAGGAGTTGGAGACATTGCGTGCCTTTTTCGCCTGGTGCTTTGACCGCAAGTGGATCGCCGATAACCCGGCCAAACGACTGAAGATGCCGGTCGTAGACGATCCGGGCACGCTGCCGTTCACCGACGAGGAAGTGGAAGAGCTGATTAAGGCATGCGATGCGCTGACCACTGACAACCCGAATGAGTTGGCGTACGTCCGCCACAGGGCTCGCGCCCTTGTCTATGCCCTGCTCTACAGTGGCCTACGGGTTTCCGATGTGGCTAAACTCCGGACAGACGCCCTGGACAGCAACACTGGCCACTTGACGTTGAGGATGATGAAAACTCGCGTGCCGCTCAAGGTTCTGCTGCACGCGGACGCGAAGCGCGCTCTGGAGACCCTGCCAGCATCGAATCCGGAGTACTTTTTCTGGACGGGCCGCGGCGATCTTGTAACGTGCATCAAGAACGTGCGTCGGTCGATCCAGCGCCTCGGTGCGATCGCCAAGGTCCACGCCCACCCTCACCGATTCCGCGATACATTTGCTGTCGAACTATTGAGCAACGGTGCTGACATGCGAACGGTCCAGCTATTGCTTGGCCACAAGTCCATCAAGACCACCGAGATGCACTATGCTCATTTCGTGCCGGCGCATCAGGCTATCCTAGACAGTGCGACGGCGACGCTGGACTTCGGAAAGAAACGAGCCCGACCGGTCCTGGTGAAACCGCTCAAGAACAGACGCCGGGATGCGTAGTGTAACGTGCGGTCGCTTTCGTCCCGGCATGATTCCGGGAAACCCGAGCTTCAGCACGCCTGGCACGTCTTGAAACATACGCCTCACTTTTTCGGGCGACAGGCTCCACATCTCCGCGATCTCGTGTACCGAGTAGTGTTTTTCTGTGGCCGAGCTGCTCATCGAACCTCAATCACCTTTTGGCTAGCCCGCTTGCGCGGTACCACGTCCGGAAGCCCCTCACGCTCGCCGGGAAATCCACGCCAGCAATCGCCGTCATGGCGCCACGTGCTCGCTCCCTGGTGTGCCACTCCAGTTGGTGTTTGGCTACGCGGCCATTGCGGCTCTTCCACTCGAGCCACATCACCTCGGCGGCCGCTCCCTGACGGCCGTAGCGCAGGCACAGCGTATCGGCCATTCCCAGTTCACCAAAGCCCTTGCCGCGGCGCCGGTCGCTAACTGGGTCGGTCTTCAGCGTCCTCCAGCCGTCCTCGGCGAGCAGCTTGCAGCATTCGCCTTCGATCAACGCCTCGGAAGCGCCCTCGGCCGGCTTTTCGGGCAACTCTGCAGGCTCTGGTTTCCCAAACACCTCGAGGTTGCGCCGGTAAATGTCGTCCCAGGTCCAGCCGGGCATTTCAAAGCTCCTCGAGCTCGCCGCAATCGCGGCACTTAATCCCGTACTGCATCCGGTACTCCTGGCCGCCATCAGGACCTGTCACGCCGGTCGGCCCGTACCACTCAATCCCGGAAATATTCTCCGAGCCGCACGCCGGGCAGACCGGGCCACGATCAGATTCCGCGGCGACATTCAAAAATGCGAACGCGATGGCGGCGGCCGGCATAGTTCACTTCCTTTGCAAGCTCTCCCGCTGCTCGATATGCACGCCGGGAACGCTCTCGCCGGCTTTAAGCGCCTTCTTGATCGGATCCTTCGGATAGTCGACCGTGACGGTGGTCCGTTTCCACTGCTCCGGCAGCACGCTGGGGTCGTCGATGATGAGCGCCTCGCTGTGGCGCACGCTGAAGGTGGTGTTGCGGCCTTTGAGCGGCCGGCCGTCGCGCTCTCGCAGCACGTGCAGCACGTAGTCCGAGAGCCGCTGGGCGGCCCTCTCGGCGCCTTGCTGGCGTGCGCGCAGACGCTCGATTTCGGCCTTTGCATTCGACTGCACGGCATCGAGCGAGGTGAGCACGGCGCCCACCCTGTCTATTTTTTCGATTTCAGCGCCCAGGTACCGGGAGATGCGTTGCTCGAGTTCGGGTTTGAGATTGTCCGGGCAGACGTCTAAGCTATCGATCAAAGCCTGCAACTCGTCCTCGATTGCCCATAAGGGTGCGAGCTCGTTCATGGGATCGCCTCTTCCTCCGGCATGACGTCTTCCATCACGGTGTCGACCATTGCGGCCTCTTCCGCGGACTGCCGAGCCGTCTCCACCTCGCGGACCCGGGCCAGGAGTGCACGATACGCTGCGCGCGCCTTCGACATATCCGGGAATTGATTGGCATGGCGTGCTCCGAATTGTGCCAAGACCTGGTAGTAGATCTCCTCCTCGGGCGCCAGCCGCGCCTTTAACTTAGAGAATTGGCCGATCATCTCTTCGAACGGTGAGGGCCGCGCGGGAGCCTCCTGATCCGCTTGGGGCTGCGCCTGGTCGAACGCCGCAATGACGACGGGCGATGGGTCTGCATCGCTGTCCCCCTGCGGCAGCTCGTCCCCTGTGTAAATGCCGCTTAATTCCTGTGGAAAACTCTTCCGCAGCGAGAGGGCCTCCGCGCACTTCGCGAGCATGACGTCAGGCATCCGCGACCACATGGCGTTCGGCCCGCCTTCTCTCTTTAGTTGGACGTAGGCGCCATATCGCGCCACCGCGTAGCAAGGCTCGCGGAAGTCGCAGCGGAGGACGCCGACGCGCGCCGCGGACGGAGGTTCCTTGCCCAGCCATACATTGACCCACTTGCCGTCATGACCGCACCATTGGGGCTCCGTCTGGCCGGCGTACTTGCCGCTGCGTTCCGCGATCAAGCGGAAACCGTCGATCGAGATCTGCGTCTGCATCACTTCGCGTTTCTCCCTGGAGTCCCATCTCTTGACGGCAAATATCTGGTGGGCGAAGGGATCGAGCCCGGTTCGGCGGCACTGAGCAAGGAACAGCTGCAGCTCGTCGTCCGAGGCGCCTCTGCATATGGTTCTCTTAAGAAGCTCAATCTGATCACGACTGAACTCCGCCGGCATGCGGCTGCTTTCGGCTGTCGTCTGCGCCGCTAACAGCGCTTTCTTTGTGGGCGTTGTCATAACTCCTCCTCGGGGTCTTGTCTTCGGATGCTAAAAATCGGGCGAACCACAGGTCAACGGATACCCGCCTCCCTCTGCCAGCTCCACGCGGGCCACTCGTCGAACTGCTCATGGAACAGGGCCAGCGCCGCGGTGATCTTGTACGGCGAGCCGTCCCGCCGCCGGCGGGACGATACATCCTGGACGATTTCGAAGAACCTCTCGCGGCGGTAATCGGGATCCGATGCGTCCACCAGCTGGACGGCTTTCTCCTGGCTTGACCAGCGCGGGCTCGCGAATAGGAAACCGCATTCCGGGCATTCGCGACACCCGGCCGGAATGATCAGACCGCATCCGGGACAGATCTTCTCGGGTACCTCCCCGCCTGACTTTGGCTTATCAGCGGTCAGCGTCCATTGCCGGTCGCTGACGCCGCCATGCTCGCGAAAGCAGCTTGCGTGATCCAGGATGATGCAATCTCTCTTGCCCGGCGCCGGTCGCAGAGCCCTGCCGGTCATCTGCAGATACAGGCCGAGCGATTTTGTGGGCCGCGCCAGAACGCAGCACGCAACTTCCGGCATGTCCCATCCCTCAGTCAGAAGCTGGCAGTTCACCACCACCTGCGTGGCGCCGGAGCGGACACGGTCGAGAACACCATCCCGTTCCTGCTCGTCCATTCCGCCGTCCAGGTGCTCGGCTCGAATACCGGCTTCCACGAAGCGGCTGGCGATCGATCGGGAATGCGCCACCGTAGTGGCGAAGGTCACCGTCCGGCGATCGCTCGCGAGCCGCTGCCATTCGGTGACGATGTTGCCGACCAGGAGCTCGTGGTTCATCCGCTCGCCCAGTTCGCTGAGAACGTAATCGCCCTGCCGGCGATGAATACCGGTCAGATCCATGTCCGGCGCCGTGTACATCCGGGTCGGAACGAGAAAGCCAAGCCTGACCAGCTCGCGCATCGAGGCTGCTTCGACGAGCACGTCGTAGCTCTCCGCCAGTCCGCGCCCGTCCGCGCGTATGGGAGTGGCGGTGAGACCCAGCACCGCGCGCGCACCAGAGAAATGATCGAGAATCCTCGCATAGGTGCCAGCACGGGTATGATGCGCTTCGTCCACGATGATCAAGTGGAAGGAGTCACCCGCGAACCGTTCGAGCCGCCGCGCCAGGGTCTGCACGCTGGCCACCTGTACGGCCTGGTCCGGGTCCATTCGCGGGTCGTCGCCGCGAATGATGCTGCTCTCGATGCCGAATTCGAGCAGCCGGCCGTGGCACTGATTGAGCAACTCCCGGCGATGCGCGAGGAACAGAGTGCGGCTGCCGCGGGCGATGGCGGATCGTATGCCTTCGGCGGCGATGGTGGTCTTGCCGCTCCCGGTGGGTGCGACCAGCAAAACTCGGCGCTGACCGGCCCGGATCACGGCGCGGCAGGCATCCAATGCCCGGACCTGATACTCGCGGAGGGCCAGGCTCATTCAACACTCCATGCCTTGAGGTGTTCGCATGACTCTGCGGGAAGGTATCCCGCGGCAGGCCTTCTGTCACTTTTGTCAGGGTTTTGCCCCCTTACAGCATCGGCGGGCCATATGGCATAGCGAACCCTCCCCAATACCGGTGACGTAAGTGACAAAACCGGGCTGAAATGGAGCTGAGAAGGGGGTTCTGTCGCTTACGTCACCGGTATTGGGGCAAGTCCAAAACCCAAAACCGGTAGGGGAGGAGGAAGTGAAAAACGAAAAACCGGAACTCCCCAATACCGGTGACGTAAGTGACAAAAGGTGCTGGCCCCAGCTGAAATTACGAGAAGGCTTTAAAAGCTGACAAAAGCTCATTGGCTGGCCCTGCCTTTCGGGTTCACTTGGTACAGCTCGCTGGGACGATGCGCCACCTCTGGTTTCGGGGCGCGTCGCAGGTAGCCATGCTCGATGAGCACTTGCAGCGCTGGCCGGATCGCCTCCACCCGCTTGAAGCGCGACTGATGCGCCCGGAAGCAATCGCGCACCGTGAATGCCTCAAACCGCTCGCGCTGAATCCACGCGAATATTTTTTGGGCGTCTTCAATCGTCCGATCGCGCCCCATCAAATCGAACGCGGCCAAGGCATGATCGATCAGCAGGGTCGCCAGATCGACAGCCTTCTGCATGGTGCCGCTGTCAACGATCACAGTTTCAGCGAGATCGCTCGTGACGCAGTAGAAGACGCCGGCGATTCGCGCTGCGGCGCCGGGCAGCTTCGACGCCCAATCGCGCAGATACTGCAGCTTGCCGCCTTCTTTCATGAGGTCCTCGACAGTGCGCTGGAATTTCTTCCAGGTTTCGTATGCGTCTTCGGAAAGCTTCAGCTTCCACGGTTGCCACCGCCCCTCATCCTCCGGCGGCACGAGCTTCAGAAGCCGCTCGATCAGCTGCCGGTATGCTTCCACGGTCTCGACCGGACATGGCGCCGGAGCAAGCGAGCGTGAGCCCAGAGGGGAGGCCGGCAACGCATATAAAAATCGCGCCAGCAGGCCGCGCCCGCGAAAGCCTGGCGTGTCGGAGAGGTGCTCCAATACGTCCGGCTGGGGCGAGATGCCAATGGTCAGAATCGGATTCTGCAGCATTACCGGCCCACGAGTGATGCGATCCACCCGCACCGGACTACCCGAGTGGCCCTGCAATACGATGTCAAGATTCGGCATCCCCGTGTAACGCCCGGCGAGGATGTCGAAGATTCCGCCCTCGTCGGAGAATATGGCCATCCGTTCACGCTGCTCCTCCATGAGCACCGCCAGCCTTTCGGGCATGACGTCCTGCACCCAGAGGCGCGGCGGCGTCGGAACGAGCGGCATCGATGCTTCCAGATTCGCGATTTCGGTGATTACTGATGTATCGAGTGGGGACTTCGACGCCTTGGCGCGCAACTGGTCGATCCGCGCCTGAGTGGTCTTACATTCGCTGGTGACGCGTTTGATCTCAGGCTCCAGGCGCCTCGACTCTTGAAACTCCCAATCCACGAGAGGTTTGGTCATGCGCTGGAAAACGGAGGTTTTTCTGTTCCCGGATTCCATAGCCGGAGCGGCATATATGCTTACCGGCTCGAAATATCCCTCTTCGATCTGGACTATTGCCTTCTTCGCGATGCAAGCCGACACCACTGACATCCCCAGGAGTCCGGCCAACTCAATCGGCGTCTCGGTGGCCTTGGCTACGGCGCATGCCATGTCGCCCAGCGCGCCGGGGATCCATTCGGCCTGGATGGCGGGCACGGCGCGAGATTGCAGGGGTATCGGATCCTCCCAACTTTCGGGCATGGGCTGGGATTTCGGTGCGGCCGCATGGTGCAAATTAAGCCACTGCACCACCTTGGCCATGGCCTTGGGATCGGCGATCTTCTCGGCCAGCGTGGGGCATCCGGTGACCTCGCCGCCCCCTTCGAACGCACGGAACGACGTTTCCGCTTCAAGATCCGCGGCGCGAAAATCGGGATTAGAGGGCCACAGCGCCCGGTAGATGGCGCGCACGAATTTCTGGGTCTCTTCTAGGGACCAACCCGCACGCGCCAACATTCCGGCGAGTGCCAGGAAGGCATCATGGCGGCCGGCGTGTTCCTTCGGCCAGCGCTTCGCCAGCAAAGCCGCAGCAGCAGTTCTGGCTACGGCCAATTGCAGAATCCGGCCGTCAACGGCGGCCGGCTCGCCATCGCAACCGGGCTCAAACGCGATCGTTTCGCCGCTTGGGTGCACGCTCGGCGGCGCTATGGTTTGCAAGCCCACCGTGCCGTTTTTCTTCAGGCCGCGCAGCTCGACTAGCGTGACTTTTCCGGCGTCCTCGTATTTGGCGGTTCGGACGGGTGGCCAGCTGCGATACAAGTGATGCGAACGGCGCTTGGACTTGCGCCCGAACACCAGCTTCGTGGGGGGGCCCAATTCCTGCCAGGCGGCGATTGCTTCAATGCAGTCCAGGTCCACGTCCGCGTTGCCTTTTGGTTCTCCCAGCAAGACTGCGACGTTGCACTTGCAGGCGAAGTTCTTTCGCAAGTCTGGTTCATCCTGTAACCTGAGATCCTGCCAGGCGTCGCGATCCGGCCTTTTTGCCTGGTACGGGACGGGTATCGGCCAGAAGCCGCGCGCGAGCCATTGGCGGGCCCCCTCGAGGGCCGTCATAGTTGCGCACGCCCCTGCCTGACGAAGTCCTCAACCTCCCGTACGCAATACAGAATCGACCGCCCGACCCGGTAGAATTCCGGCGGCAGGCGCAGGTGGCGGCGCATCTGCAACGTACGAATCGGAAGGCCGAACATGCGTGCGATCTCCGCCTCCCTTGCGAAGCGCCTGCACGGCTCCTCTGCTGGTTGCGCTGGAATATCCTCCGACTTTTTGGAGCTCATTGTTAAAGGCTACGAGCGAAGTCAGATTGACGCCAGACGCGAGATTTCCGGTTAGTTCCGATCGTTTCCGGTTACTTCCGATCGTTTCCGGTTATTTTTTTGGGGCGTCCGGCGGGACGTATTTTCGAAGAGATGCTGAGGTGATTTTCTGATTGGGGCCCTTCCCCTCGACGGTCAAAGTTCCGGACTTGATGAGATTTCGCAGCTGCCTCTCGCCCACGTCGAGATACCGCCCTGCGGTCTTACGATTGACCAGGCGATTCTCGCCGAGCAGGCTGGTGTCGCCTTTACCGCTGGAGCGGTCCGGCGGCTCTGCGGGTCCTGATGGTGGCGGAGTGGCGCTGGCCACGGGTGTTACGACTGGTGCTGCGGGGATCTCTATTTGCGCCGTTGGCCCTGCTGTCGGTTCAGGCGCTGCGATCGTGCCCGGCTTCGGTGATGGAAGCGCTTCAGGCGCTGGCGGCGGAGGTGTTACTTCGGGACCGGCGGTGACAGCCGGAGATGCCGCGGGCGGCGCGGCGCCGGCAGCTGTCGAACCTGCCTCGAGCGCGCCTGGCTGCTGAGAGTGTTCCTGCGGTATTGCGCCGGAGGGCGTGGTTATAGTTTTGATTTCTGCTGACGCGGGCGACATCGAGGCGACCATCGCCCCCTGCTCGCCTGCTGGCGCGATGGCGGCAACAGGATTGGCTGCGGATAGAGCTTGCGACGGCTCTGCCGCAGGCGATGGCGATAGCGCTGGCGTTTGTAGGGCCGGAGATGATGGTGGCGTCAATGTCACCGCGGGTGGTAAAGGCGACAGCGCTGCCGGAGCCTCGATCCACGCCTCGCTAACATCATGGATCGTGGCACGGTACTCGGACATCTCCCGCAGGGCCTTTTCGACGTCATCGTCCGGCTCGCTCCAGATCCCCCGCGTCCGCCCCTGTGAGATGGCGACAAGCTGCAAGAAGCGGCGAGTGTCCGTCTCGACTTGGTCGGCGGACCAGCGTTGCGCCGCACGTGTGCCGCATTCGCGCACACCGGCGAGGTAGGCCGCCATGATGTGCCGAATGCCCGTCATCTGATCCATCTCGACCGCCTCCAGTTCGGCAAGCCTGACCCGAGCGCGATGTGATTGAGGGTAGCTGGCCTCATACTCAAAGACGGCGATAGGGCGGAAGTTTTTGCGTGCGGGGAGATAGCTGCCGCGAAGTGAAGGCGGCGGCTTTGGGGCCCTCGAGACCTTCGAAACAGCACTTTGCTCAGTTAGCTTTCGCTGGGGATCAGCATTTTCGGGTTGTGGCTCTGTTAGGCGATTGATCAACTTTTTACAGTTCTCGATCGTCTCCTTCGCTTCCCGAATGCGACGTTCAAAGGTCTCGCGAGACGTGTCTTTCGAGTTATCATCGACCATAGTGATACCGACCGGCCGGGATTCATATGGCTTGTCAGAGCCGAACCCCGGCCGGTTTTGATTTTATCGCTCTGCAGTTGTCCTGACGAAATTCGCAAAGGGAAAATCACCGCGCGGTCTAATCCCGAGGAGAATTCTTCAGAGCGTCCTGCCTGGCGCATAAACTCCGAAAGTTGACACCTCCTGAGTGTCCAGAATTGCGGTTCGGACCAATAAAGATAGAGCTTTGGTGCATCTGGCGAGATGGCGGACCATGTCACCATTGAGCGGGCGATTTCATACCGTTCGGCCGCCTAGCTCATCCACGATCCGGCAGGTTTGGCCTCGAGCACGAGCTGCTCGCTACGGTTCAAGTGATAGCCTGGGCCCGTCAGGTCCGCCTCGAGTGTGACGTCGGACGGGATCGCGCCCTTTAGCAGCCACTCCTTCATCCGGTGCCACATGTACGCGCGCATGTTGGCCTGGTGGCGATCGGGCGACGGTGCGCCGAAGTTGACCTCGCGGACGTTCTCGAAGCCCATAGCGCGCAGCCGCTCAACGTACGGCGCACCGAATGCGCTGTCGACGAACATCATGGCGACTTTGCGATCCGGCCGGCGGTCGCTCAAAATCTCCGATAATTTGGGAGCATAGCCGACCGGTCCCGCGCCGCTTCTCCCGGTATCCGGATTGGCGGGATTGTGCGGGCGTCCAGGCAGCGGCGGAAAGCGATAACATTCCAGGCGCCGGAACCGTGGGATTCCCGCGCGCTGGCCGGTTCGCCGACGGCGGACGGGATTTGGAACATGCCAACGCGGCCGGCGGCCGCGCTCGCCGGCCAGCTCACCCTTGGGATCGCCCCAGGGGTAAGCGTGCTGGGACGAAGCCCACCGGATCATCTGAAACTGCATCACCTCTTCGACGAGATCGAGGTCAACCGACGGCGCTGCTAGCATCTGCTTTCCGCATATCGAAGACACGCTGTCGAGCGGCCTGCATCCGTTCGACGAGTTCAATGGAGCCGCTCACTTCCGCCGTCACGTGCTCGCGGTATAGCTGCGGCCGGAAGCGCTTCAACAGCGCCAGCAGCAGGTGATTATCTCCATCCAAAGCCCGTTCCACGGCGGTATCCTCGAGCATCTGGCCCACTTGCTGTTCTGCCTGCGCAAATGCCGCGCGGTAGACGGGATCGGATCCGAGCCTTCGATAATGCGTATTGTGAGCGATGTGAGCAGCCTCGCAGGCCAGTGTCACGCGGCCGGTCTTGGCGTAAGCCTCAAGGAACGCATGCAGGCGGGCCGGCGTGCTTTTGTTCGCCGGTTTACTCAGGACATCCTCGATTTTCTTGCCATCCTTGCCATCTGAGTGAGGAGAGCTATCCGGTTCCCGATCAGCCTGCATGGCCTTATCATACGCCTGTCAGAGCGCCCTTGGCCAATGTTTTCATGGCCTTCCAATCAGCTGAATATCTCGGGATCCGTTTTCATTGGACCTTGTCCCGATCGATCGAGATGAGCCTCCTCACCGTGCCGCGCGCGTCCGATGCGTCCACCTCGTTCACGGTCACGGAGCCGGAGTGCTCATAAACAGTGTGCTCGCCGTACAGCTCAGGCAACCACGCCCGAAGGAGGAAGGCGAGCAGCTCGTCGCTTCCATTCAGGGCTCGGCGGAAGGCTTCCGCCTCGAGCTCGTCGATCGCGAGGGCTCTGGCGGTCTCGAAGGCCTCACAGTAAGAATCGACTTCGCGAAGCATGCGGTAATGGGTCGAAACGCTGATCCTGGCGGCCTTGGCGGCCGCGCGGACGTCGCCTGTTTCGGCATACGTCGCCATGAACTTGCGGATGGAATTCGCTGGCGGGGAAGCCGTTTCCGGATGGGCCGCCTGCAACTTTCTCATGCGGTTAATGATATCGCCGCATGAACCGCTCGGCACGGCTCACGCTGCAATCTCGATCATGCCGACTTTGGAAGTGGACTTGGGAATCGGGAGCCCGTGCTCGCGCAAATATTCCAGGTTAAGCTCGATTGCTTCGCGGATCATCCGTTCGCATTCCTCGAACGTGTCGCCGCAACTCACGCAGCCGGGCAGATCGGGCACGTAGGCACTCCAGGTGATCCAACCCTCCTGGTTCGGTCCGGATTCATAAACCACCGCATAGCTGCTCATTGCTTCAGTCTCGCTTTCTTCAGAATTGAATGCAGCGTGCCCGGCTTCAAATCGCCCGAGTGCATCGGAACAACGACAATCTCGCCGCCCGCATTTTCGTACACTGCGTGGCTGCCCTTCTGTCTGGACAGGCGCCAACCGTTCGCCTCCAGCAGACGAACCAGCTCCCGCGTCCTCACCGTTTCTTCTTCGCCCACCGCTTCGCCGCGGCCTTCTGTGCGATCTCTTTCCGTTGGGCCGCTGTAAGAGCATCTGCGCGCGCCTTCCCACCGGACTTTCCGCCCTTCTTCGCGATCGCCTGCTTGCGTTTGACCGAAAGCTGTTCCGCTCTTGCCTTTCCGCCTTTCGATGCGATCGAGGCCAGGTGTTCTCGCAGGGTAATCTCCTTTGCCACGATTCAAGCTTAACATGCCATGGCTGTAGGCCTCGGTTTTGCGTCACGATTTCACTCTCTTATTCTTGACTTGCAATGGAAAGACAAGCATACTTAATGAGTACCACGCAGCCGCGAGGCTCAAAAGCGCGAAAGGGAATCATGATCTACGGAGCATCTTACGAAGGGCAAACCCGCGAATGCGACAACTGCGGGCACCTCACCAACGTTTATTCGCACTGCTCGCTGTGCGATATGGACATTTGCGAGGGCTGCGATCACACTTGCGAGTGCAAGGCTTGCCACCAGGACCTGGACGAGCACGGCCTCTGCCGGCTCTGCGACACGTTCTGCGGCTTCTGCGGCGAGCTGATGCTGGAGTGCGCTTGCCTCGACGACGACAACGGCGAGCAGCTCGGTGAGGCCGCGTAATGACCGCAACCGCATTCATGGCGCAGTCGTTCCACGCGCCCGCTTCTCAGCCGGCGGCCCAGCCCGGCAAAGTCGAGACGCTGGTCGTCGAGCGCTTCGAAAACGGCCGCTGGACCGAGCACAAGCTCTACCTTCAGTCCGACGGAACCTACCAGGAGGCCAAGTAAATGACGATCCTTACTTCATACGTCGCGCCGCCGATTCCCACGCGCGCCTTCGATTTCACGGCGTGGGTGGACGGACGCGAGGAGTGGCTGCAGGGGTACGGCCCGACGGCCGCTGCCGCAATTCAGGATTTGCAAGAAAAGATCGAGGAGAACAGCTAATGGCGATCATCCGTTTCGCAACCAACGTCCCGCAGCTCCTACACCTGCGGACGCTCGCCGGGAAGCCGGTGGACTCGCAGTTCGGCGGTGTACAGCATATGTTCACAGCAGAAGAGGGGACGTTCTACGTCTCCGACAAAGTCGGGCCGATCCTGATGGATCAATTCCGCAAGCTGGGCGTGCAGCCGGGCGACCCGATCGAGATTACGAAGGCCGAAGTCGGGCGCGGACCGGAACGGCGCACACAGTGGCTGGTCGCCACCGAAGCGCAGGAGGTTCCTGCCGGCGCTCCGGTCGCAACGGGCGTGCTCGTCGTCCCGAAGCTTCCGGAACCTCCGTCGGAACTGGAGAAGCAGCTCAAGGCGTCCATCAAGATGGTCGAAGCGCGCAAGGCCGCGGCACAGGCGCAGACCGCAGCCCCTGCGGAAATGCCACGCTGGGCGCAGGCACTCGACATGCAGACGCGCCATCTTGTGGACGTTTACGCCGGCCTGGTCAACTACGCAGGCTCCAAGCACGGCAATGCGGTTCGCCCGGACGACATACGCTCGATGATGACGACGGTGTTCATCAACCTTTCGAAGGGCGCCAATTCCAATGCGGCGTAAAGTCGAGTTTACCTACGACGAGCCGGTCGCGATCACCCTGCGCTATGCGCAGGGCCTCGCGATCGACTCGGCCTTCGATCCTCGCGAGATCTGCTACGTGTTCAGCGCC